TAAGAAACGTAACAATATTATATAGGAAAGATTAAGTTTTGTCAACATCTAAAACTACGTTTCCTGATACCGATATCCTGACATCTTCTGTTTGCTTAGGGTACACAGTATGGATGAGTGTACCAGGAAAAATCAAGGCGTGGCCTTGAGAGTCCTCATTTATCCAGACCGCTTGACCTTGATTATTGTCAATAAAATAGAACGGAGCATCATCATTAGTAGATCTTATATAACAACTAAAAGAATATAATGAATACTGGTGCATGTGAGGTTGGTGCTGATCTCCTTTATACATTTCATTTGCCCACATCTTAATGATACGAAGACGTTTACCATTATTGTTACCTATGATACCACATTGAGGTTTGTGTAGATCGAACTGTGTGTCAATAGTGTTACACAACCACTTCTCAAACTCAGGTGGCACATCCATTGAGTATTCTTTTTGGATGGAGACTAACTTATCATCTCCTACAGGTTCTTTCTTCTCGATTGCTTTGAATGCATACTCCTCTAGTTGTGCAAAAGGTTCAATGTATGCTACTAATAGTTTGTGTTGTACTAACCATTCCATAAAATAAAAAAGGGACTCGAAGTCCCTAAGTAAGTGTCCAGACAACAAAATCACCCTATATGTGATTTCTGTCGCGCCTAAAATGCCATCGGGATTTGATTCTATTGGCGGAAGAATAGTCCAGACCAGAGTATTTATACTCTAGGAGTGGGGATCATAATATTTCATGAGGAATCCTACTGCTAGAATTACCATCACTACAATAAGTAAGGCGGTCATTGTATTCTAAGTGTAAGGGGATATGATATGGTCTCCTTGACTATGTGCGTAAGCAGCAACCTCTGGATCAGGGTCTAACCACTTTGTATACTCAAAGTCTTCTATGGCATAATCTAATTGAATACTGTTATCCAATAGATACATGTCATTGTATTGACGAGACCATTCATTCATCTTTTGAATGCGATAGTCTGGTTTACCATTGAGTTCAATAGTTCCTTTCCTTACATAACGATAAGGAAAGCGTTCATGAATGACTTCAGTTTTAGGCATAGTTAAGATCCTGTTCAAGTTTGGATAGAAGAAGGTCATAGTTTTCATCTACGTCACCGTAGAACTGTGCTCCTTTATCTTCATAATGTCGTATGAGTTTATTATACACTACAGGGTTCTCTGTGTCAAGCATTGTCTTACGATTTATTGCATCCAAAATAGTCTTTTCGCATGTACCTACCAAGGATGTTACTGTTGTAGTAGAGTGGTGTGCCATCGTCGAGTGCCTCCGTGAGAACATTGTGGTGGAAGAGTTGTCTAGTCTCCTCAAAGTTGACTAGTCCCTTTGCCTTATGTATGCTCATGATCTCACGTTGGAACTGTTCCTTTCCATACAATTTTATATCTTCTTTTAGTTCTGGAGAAGATCCATAATACTTCTTCCAGTCAGACTCTTGTTTTTGTTTTCGCTTCTTTCCTTTAGGGGTTCTAAAAGAATAAAAGTATTTTCTTCCGATGTATTTTCTGCCATTGATCTTATTTGTAATGCAGTAGACGAAACCGAAGAAATCATTAATATCATCAGTAGTAAAAGTTGTACCTTGATATAACCAGGGATTTTCATAGTCAGTCGCAGAGTGCTTCTTCGTCGTTGAGGTCACGATAGGATGTTGTTTTATCACTATCATTAGTTATATGATAAGCAGAAGTGTCTGAATAGACTTCAGATTTTAACTCTGCTAACGCTATCTCTATGTCATTGATGAGTGTCTTTAAGTTTCGTTTCTTCATTAATCTGCATACTCCTGTGCTAGTTCTAAACATTTGTTGAGCATATAGTGTGCTCCATTTTCCCAATCTTCTGATGCACCCTCATACTTTTTATTAAATAAATCGCATTTGTGCTTGTAAATTCTTGCTAGTAAGTCGTTCTTACGCATGATTCCCCTCCCTGATTGTGGTAGACGTCTAAAATCATCATCAGCAGAGGTGTTCATGTAGTACCTAACTCACTCTGCAGTTTCTTCCAATCTTTATCGAAGATGTCTAGTCCTTTGTCTGTTAAGACATGCTGAAACATACTCTCAAAAACTTTGGAAGGTATGGTACAAATGTCAGCACCTACTTTAAACGCTTGTGCAACTTGATAAGTTTCACGAATAGATGCTGCTAACACTTGTGTCTTTGCACCATGTGTAGCAAATATATCTGATATCTCTTCGATGAGTCCTATGCCATCAAACGATTGATCAAAGACTCTACCTACAAATGGTGAAACATATGTGGCACCTGCCTTTGCTGCTAGTATCGCTTGTGCTGCTGAGAATATTAAAGTAACATTTACATTTACTTCATCCTCTGATAACTCTTTACATGCTTTAAGACCTTGCGGTGTGCATGGCACTTTGATTGTAATGTTAGGACCTATATCAATCAGATCCTCTGCCATGTCTAACATATCCTCTGCTGTTTCACCTACTACCTCTGCAGATATAGATGCATGAAATGGGAAGATATCAGATATCTCCTTATATACATCCTTTGGATTTTTACCTGCCTTTAGCATGAGAGACGGGTTGGTGGTAACTCCATCAACAAGACCCGTCTCGTAGTATGTTCTAACTAACTCAGCGTCGGAACAGTCTAGAAAAATTTTCATTGACTTCCTATAATATTATTGATATTTATTATCGCATCTAATTTCTGAGATGTCAAGTGTATCAGGACATCTTGACATAAAAAAAGAGAGTCATTCAGACTCTCTTGGATTAAATAGTGACCAGTCTTCTGATATGAAGGGATTTATAATGACCCATTTGGCGTAGTGTATCCCACGATAACACAACATAGCAAAGACCTCATTCGGTTCTTCTATGTCAGGTATATCTTCGCGATGTCCTTTCCAGTTTAACGGTAACATTTTTTTGTCCTTTCATATCTCCTTTACCCTGTAACAAATATTTATATTACAAATATTTGTATAGAAGTCTTGTCTCTAAGTAGATTAGACTCAGAAACACTGCGCTCGCCACGATGATTTCTGATACTACTAACATTACTTCTTCGCTCCTACAACATACTTCTGACCTCTATATGTAAGTTCAGATTCCTGTTGTGTCTGTTTGCGTGATCTGTCAGTATCATAAACGATACCGCGATAAGTAACTTGTGCCATTGTGTTTACTCCTAAAGTAGTTGGATGTTTTTAATATCCGTTCCTTCAGTCAACCTTTGCGTCCTCCTTATGGGGGATGAACGATCCGTTCCGAGTTGGCTTACTTGCGTCCTATGTCGTTACACTCTTCCTCTACCTTGGTAGCAAAATAATTAATCAGATCTTTTTTACTAACGTCATCAAGATATTGATCTTGTCTGACCTCAGCAACAAGTTCTTTATAACCATCACACTTAATAGTCCAGTGGACTGGTTCGTGACTTGCCAGTAAAGATAGGTAGAATAATGCACCCATAGGATGAACGTGTAAGTTTGTAGCTAGTGCTACATTTATATTTATATCACAGTTTCCTGACACAGGTAGTTCACTGTGTTACAGTTTACCGACTTTTATCCTGATCTTTATCTTTTCTTAAGTCTTCATGAAGTCTTTGGGTTGCTTCCTTTCTAGCAGTATTCCAAAGCATGTCAGTAACATCAGGACTATAGTCATTACCTGTATCTACTAGGTCATTATAAGTTCTATCTAACCATTCAGAATTTTCAGCATACGCAAGTTGTGCTGCTATTTCTTCCTCTGGTCTAGGATTAGAGAGAGAATCCTGCGAAGGTATCTCCTTTGAGGTCTTGTTTGATTCCTCCAACGACATAACTTTCAATCTCCGTTTCTTGTGGTGCGTTTTGTTGCCCTCTAGAACTCAACCAATGCTGTGTCCAAGGTAAAGGGTTGCTTCTAGCAGGTACATCATATACTGGATTCAGTCCGATTGCTTTCATTCTTTTGTTAGCAATCCATTCAACATATCTATGTAATAGTTTTTCATTCAGACCAATCATACTACCTTCTTTGAACAGATAGTTTGCCCATGCCTTCTCTTCATCAACTGTCTTCTTAAACATGTGCTGTACATTATCTTTCTCTTCTATAGAGATCTCTTTCATTTCTGGGTCGTCTCCGTCTGCCCATTTTTTGAGGATATTTTGCGTGATAACCAAGTGTTG